TTTTCCTGGTTACGCACAAGTTGGCGGAGAAATTGAAGACTTAGCGTTCTTATGTAGAGCAACATCATTACCGGGTATGACTGTACCTAGTTTTAATGTACCTTTTAGAGGTCGTTCTATTAAGATTGCTGGAGATAGAACAATCGAAGATTGGTCAATTACTGTACTAAACGACACAGATTTCAAATTAAGAAACGCATTTGAAAGATGGTCGAATGGTATTAACAACATGACTGATAACGAAGGATTAACAAATCCTGCTGATTATCAAGTTGATGCGTTTGTTGACCAACTAGATAGGAACGGTGCAACTATTAAGTCATACACTTTAAGAGGTGTATTTCCTACTACAATTGCTCCGATTGAATTGACATATGACGAAGCAACAGCGATTGAAGAATTTGCTGTTACCTTTGCATACCAATACTTTGAAACAAATACTACTACCTAAAAAGTAGATAAATAGTATTACATTAAAGTAATAAAAAGGAAACAATATTATGGCTGAATTATTTGGATTTTCTATCAAACGAGTAAAAGATACTCAGGATCCAAAGCAAAGCTTCACAGCACCACAGGCGGATGACGGTACACAAACCGTTGCCGCCGGTGGTTATTTTGGTCAGTACCTTGACATGGAAGGTACTGCTAAAACTGAGGCAGACTTAATCCGAAGATATAGAGAAATCGCATTACATCCAGAATGTGACATGGCAATCGAAGACATTATCAACGAAGCTGTTGTTGCTAATGAACTTAAAGATGCTGTAAAACTAAATCTGGAAAATTTACCTTATGGTAAAGATGTAAGAAGAAAGATTGAAGACGAATTTAAAGAAGTATTGAGATTAATGAATTTCAATACCAGAGGGCACGACATTTTTAGAAGATGGTATGTTGATGGCCGAGTTTACTATCATAAAATTATTGACAGAAATTCACCAGTAAAAGGTATCACAGAACTTAGATATATTGACCCTCGTAAAATCAAAAAGATTAGAGAATTAAGAAAAAGAAGACCAGACGGTTCTGCTAGTATTCCGGTAGGACAAGGTATGGCAGATGAGTTTGAAGAATACTTTTTGTTTAATGAAAAAGGTGTAACTAACTCAACTACATCTGGTATTAAAATTGCTGTTGATGCAATCGCATTTACACCATCTGGTTTAATTGACCAGAATAAAAACATGGTGTTGTCTTACTTACATAAGGCAATTAAACCTGTCAATCAGTTAAGAATGATTGAAGACGCAACTGTTATTTACAGAATTGCAAGGGCACCTGAAAGAAGAATTTTTAAAATTGATGTAGGTAATTTACCTAAAGTTAAGGCTGAACAATATCTTAGAGATGTTATGGCCAAGTATCGTAACAAATTAGTTTATGATGCAAACACAGGTGAGATTAGAGATGACAGAAACTACATGTCTATGCTTGAAGACTTTTGGTTACCAAGTAGAGAAGGTGGTAGAGGTACTGACATTACTACATTGCCTGGCGGTCAAAACTTAGGTGAGATTGCAGACATTGAATACTTTAGAGCAAAACTTTATCGTTCTCTAAATGTACCAGTAAGTAGATTAGAAGGTTCACAAGGTTTTAATCTTGGCCGTTCTACTGAAATTACAAGAGATGAATTAAAGTTTACTAAATTTGTTCAAAGATTAAGAAAGAAATTTACTGAATTATTTAATGACATTTTAAGAACTCAATTAGTCTTAAAGAAAGTTATCTCAGATGACGATTGGCATATTGTTAGAGATAGTATGATGTATGATTTCTTACAAGATGGACATTTTGCTGAACTAAAAGAAAGTGAAATGTTACTTGAAAGAATACGAATTGCGGACTCAATGAGAGATTATGTTGGTAAATATTATTCAGTAGAATATATTAGAAAGAATGTGTTGAAACAATCTCAACGAGATATTGAAGAGATTGACGACCAAATTAAAAACGAAGTTGATACTGGCATCATATCTGCTCCAGATACAGATGGTAGTATTTAAAGGAGAAAATTATGAGTGAACATGTAAATAAATTTGTAGATGATTTAGCAAATGGAAAAAACGCAGAAGCTGGCGAAGCATTTAAAGATGCATTAAGAGATAAAGTTGCCACTTCTTTAGACCAAGCAAGAGTAGATATTGCAAAAAATATCTTCACAGGTCAAGTAGAACAACCGATTAGTGACCCTAAACCTGAATACACAGGACCAAATGATAGAACAGATGCTATCTTTGATGACCAAGGTCAACAAATTGAGTTTACGCCAAATGAGAATCCACAGCCAGAAGCTGAGGCTCCTCAGGCACCAGTAGAAACTGAGGCACCGGCGGATGAAACTAAGTAACTTAATGTCAACACCAATTGACACTAAGACTTTTAACGAATTGCCACCTTTACACAAAGAGGTGGTGACCGACTTCTTTAAAGTATTAGATAAAGAAGAAGGTAATGTAATAGACAAACTTGAAACGGCAGTTGATAAGACTGCTAGTTTTCATAATGTTAATACAGATGTGTTGTACAACTATATTGATAAAGAAGTTGACACACAATTAGGAGTATAAACAAATGGCATGGGTAACAGTATCAGGTTCAAATAGTATTTGGCAATATGAAAATACTGCTACTGTGTCTGACACTTATCCGGATTCAGCTGATGGTGCAAACTCAACTGTATCAGGTGGTATTAGAACTTATACTAAACCAGGAACAAGTGATACAGTAGAAGTTTATATGCAAACCAGAAAAACTGGTGAAACAAAAGAGCGTGGCGAATTATCAAAAACTTATTATGATGGACAGTAAGGATTAAAATGGCAGATACAGTAACAACACAAAATATTGTAGATACAACTGGTGTTAAGTATGTCACTAAGTTAACTAATTTTTCAGACGGCACAGGCGAGAGTTTAGTTACAAAGGTTGACGCATCAGCAACTACTTTTATGACCGAAGACGGTACTAAGAAGATTAGTAAAGTATGGTATTCTGTCAATACAACTAATACTAAATCAGCAGTTGAGATTATGTGGGGTGGAACTACTAACGCAACTGCTCTTTTATTATCTGGTAATGGTTATTGGGACTTTAGAGATGCTGGTGATGAGATACCAAACAATGCGACCAGCCCTACTGGAGATGTACTTTTATCAACCAAAAACTTTGCAAATGGTGATAACTATACGATTATTATAGAGTTTAGGTAAAAAGTTGTATAAATATTAGATAACGAATAAGAGAGAGAACAATGAAACTAATTTCGGAAGAAATTTCAAACGCAGAATATCTTGTAGAAGAAACCAATGGCAAAAAAGAATACAAGATTAGAGGCGTATTCTTACAGTCTGATATTAAAAACCGAAATGGTCGTATTTACGAGTACGCAGTATTAGACAAAGAAGTCAAAAGATATAACACAGAATTTATCCAAAAGAACAGAGCATTTGGCGAGTTAGGTCATCCTGACGGACCGACTGTTAATTTGGAAAGAGTTTCGCACATGATTAAGTCACTTACGCCGGATGGTAAGAACTTTATCGGTGAAGCGAAAATCATGGATACTCCATACGGTAAGATTGTAAAAGGTCTTATTGATGAGGGCGCTCAATTGGGTGTTTCAAGTCGTGGTATGGGTTCCTTGGTACAAAAAGGTGGCGCAAACTATGTAAAAGATGATTTTTACTTAGCAACCGCAGCCGACATTGTTGCAGACCCGTCAGCTCCTGACGCTTTTGTAGAAGGTATTATGGAAGCAAAAGAGTGGGTATGGGATAATGGTGTTTTAATAGAGAAAGATATTGAAGCTTGGAAGAACGAAATAGCAAGTGCGAAGATGCGTGCTTTAGATGAAGCTAAAGTAAAAGTGTTTTCGGATTTTCTTAGAAAACTTTAAAGTTATAAATATCAATAAGAAAGAAAAAATTAATTAATTTTTTTATAAAAAAATAAGGGAGATTTCTCAATGGCCGATACAGAAGCTAAAAATTTAGAGGCGTTAGAGGCAGAAGCGGTAGCGGAAGCAGCTGCAGATGCTCCTAAAAAGAATGCTGTAGCGGCTGAGCCAACTCACCTGTCGAATGAGGCAGAAGATTTAGGTCCAGCTGTGGTAAAACCAACAGACAGCAATCCTGACGCAACTAAAAAAACTAGTAAAGTTTCTGACAAAATTAGTGCAACGGCTGATAAGGGTGGTTCACCAGACACAGCAGGCAAACCTGATACGGATGCCGGCGTGACTAAGGTGGCGCATCCAGGTCAAAGTGCTAAAGTTGAAGAAACTGAAAAGTCAGACGAAGAAACTGTGAACGAAGGCGAAATGCCAGACGGTCTAAAAAAATATTTAGACAAGAAGGCAGACAAGAAAGACGACAAAGAAGAAGGTTACGGAATGAAAACTGCTTCAAAACATATGAAGAAGGAAGATATTGATGTAACTGAACATGTTGACGCTCTTGTTGCTGGAGAAGCAGATTTATCTGAAGAGTTTAAACAAAAAGCTGCGACAGTATTCGAAGCTGCTATCAAATCAAAGGTAACAGAAATTGAAGAATACTTAGAAGCTGATTACAACAAGAAATTCGAAGAAGAAACTTCTAAGAATAAAGCTGAGTTAGTTGAAAAAGTGGATTCATACTTGAACTATGTAGTTGAAGAATGGATGAAAGAAAACGAACTTGCTTTAGAAAGAGGTATCAAAGGCGAAATCGCTGAGGACTTTATCTCAGGTCTGAAAAAACTTTTCGAGGATCATTATATTGATGTTCCAGATGAAAAGTATGATGTATTGGAAGACCAAGCATCTAAGATTGAAGACTTAGAGAAAAAACTCAACGAAACAATCGAAAAGAATGTTGACCTTAAAAAAGAAAATTCTATTTTCGAAGCAAAGCATATCATTGCTGAACAAGCAAGTGATTTAGCAGACACTTCAAAAGAGAAGTTTTTTAAGTTAACTGAAGAGATTGAATACTCAGACGCTGAAGATTTTAAAAACAAAGTAGCTACTATTAAGGAAAGTTATTTTGGTAAAAAATCAGAAACATCTGAGCAGCTAGATGATGTGGCGGCAGGTTCGTCAACAGATAATGTTGACTTATCAAATGCAATGGCTGCTTATACTGCTGCTATTAGTAAAACTAAAGACATGAAATTGTCTATCAAGTAATAATATAGGGAGAAAAATACATGTATCTTTCAGAAACACATGAAAAGAAATGGCAGCCTGTCTTAGAACATCCTGATTTACCAGAAATCAAGGATTCTTACAGACGAGCCGTTACATCTGTTATCTTGGA